TTCGTACAATTAGCACTTTTAATACCCCATCAGACATTGATACTCCAGATACCTCCATATAGTCTGATAATGAAAAGGTTCTTGTAAAAGATCTACCACCAATTCCTTTATGGATATAATCTTTTGGATCTGATTCAGAAGTTGATCCTTTAATGGTCAGAACATTTTTTTCTTGTTCTACCTGAACATCCTCTTTTTTAAAACCAGCTAATGCAAGCTCAATAATATAATCATCATCATTTAATTTTACTAAATTATATGGTGGATAATTTGTTGAATTATGCATTACCTTTTCTAGATCCTTGAAGTGGCGATCCCAACCAATAAAAAATGGATCTTTGAATAGATCCAGTGTGAAACTACTTACCATTTTATTCCTCCTTTAAGCGAATAAGTTAATATACGGACCCCGTTAGGCGGTCCGTATATATTATATCAAATTTTTTATTTATTTAGCAAATTGATATTTACTTAGACTTCTTTTTAACTACTTTTTTAGCAGTTTTTTTCTTTGCTGGAGCCTTTTTGGCTTTAGTCTTTGTGACCTTAACTGTCTCTAGTTTTACTGGAAATAGTTCTTGTGGAAACAGATATTCTTTGATTTTTTTTAGCATTTTTTTCTCCTAGTATATTTTCTTTTTCTTGTCTTTCATTTTTTGCTCATCTGAAGTTGCTGCATATAAAGCTCTCATTTGGGCAAGAGCTGCAGTTCTTCCTGGATGGCAACCTTTTAATTCACCTTCATCATTAACTACGGCATATCCATTGCATCCTGATACGCCTTGTTTAACACTGTATGGCATTTTTATCTCCTAGTCGTTTGGTATTTCGTTTTTTAAAATTTCAATCAGTCCATATTCTTTTGCCTTACTATGTCCTTCTGGACTTAATGTAAATTTTACTTCTAGATCTTCGTTATATTCTACAGACAATAGACCTTCTTCATACAATTTAATTAAAGATTGATCTATATGCTCTATATGTGACTCCCATAGCTCTGGAGCCAATTCTTCTGCCGCCTCTGTAATGGCATAAATAATTTCACCATTCTCATCTACACCTTCAAGCGTTATGGCACCAATACTTAAATAGTATTCTAACCTATCTGATGAATCGTCCATCGGCATATCTGATTCCATATATTAATTATACTCCAACATCTATAGAGTCCCGTCCTCATTCTTGTCTATAGTGTTTTCAACTAATTGCTGAACATATTCAGAAAAGTGCTTTCTAATATTTCCCGAAGGTCGTTTTCCCAAAGTAGTCCAAATTCTTTTATATTCAATAACATTAGCAAAAGTTGTTGGGCAAACTACTACCTCGTTGTATTCTTTTAAGACTGTCGGCAAAGGGACATGCTTACCACAGCATTTGCATTCCTTCGCTCTTTCCTGATACGTACTCATATTATCATCATCCTGTCCATCGCTTCCCTTAATTGATCTGGCATGTGCGGCGCCCTTATCATATTTACAACTGTAGTGTCTTTTTGATCTTTTGCAAAATCGTTGTCGTAACTCATAGACTGATATGTATGGATATTAATTTCTTGTTCCGAATTAAATTTGCTTCTAGATATAGAGTTGTAAATTGATCCGCATACCGCATCGGCCAAGTCTTTAGATCCTTTTCTTGGGTGATCTACTCTGTCTCTCATAATTTTTAACTGAAGAAGTTCATCTATTAGTAATTGAATATATGGTCCAACCAACCTTTCTTCAGCTACTATCATTGCCATATCATCATAATGTTTTTTAGCGACAGACAGAATCTCTGTATTGATGCCGTATTGTTTTAGTTGTTGCATCATGTCATGAGAATTCCATCTGTCAAAAGTACACACCCTAATTTTAAATCCCCGTGTTTTTAATAATAGAATATAATCTTTAACTTCTGTAAAATCCACAGACTTATCTTTTGTTGGTGTCCAATATCTTACAGCGTCTACTTCTACAATTGGCGCTGGTTGAGAGTAGTCATTTGTAATTTTAATATTTACCCATTTTTGTACGTGAGACATTGATACTGCACAATGGTCGTGTTTTTGTGCCAAGTCTACGTGAATAAAGTATTCTTTGTCTGGATCTGGAATAAACCACTCTTCTAGTCTTCCAAAATTATCTACTGCTAATTGCCCTACCCTAAATGCTTTTTCAATTTTTTCTTTTGATTTAAAGAAAGCATCAATAGCATCTGGTGGCATACATGCAAATCTTGATAAAGCATCTCCTGGATTTGTATAAAATGCAGTTTTAAAATCATCAATATATCTTACTGGATTAACATCCCATGTTGGTCTTTTAAGGGCAAAAACTTTAGGAATCTTATATGAGACTATATGGTCTTCTTCCCATTCAACATCAAATTCATTTCCTTCTGTATTGTCTGGCAACTCATTATCCATTTTAAATCTATGTGATTTTATTACAGTTTCTTTTTGAGCAACTACGGCATCATACCTTTGTTGAATATAATCATTCTTATATCTTGGGAAAGATAGCAATATCACTTTCCCAAAGTCTGGGAAACGGGAATCTACGGAGGCACGATACATATCGTATATAGCACCACCAGTTTTTGCTTGATCGTGACCAGTAGTATTTTCAATACTAAAACCAGAAATTTCATCAAGGATTACTATTATTACGTTATAGCCTTCCCAAGCTTCTCTTTCAGAGTGTCCAGAGTGCACGGTTATATTCTTGTTAAACTTTATTTCTGCAGCCTTATCTGTATATTTGCCAATAAACCAAGGAGACTTATCTATTCTGGTTTTAAATCCTTTAAAGAAAACATTGCTTGCCTGCTGAGCATTAATAGCAATATTGATAATATCAATGCTATCTCCTGGTGGCTTTCCGTAATATGATGCTGGGTCTTTAAGGCATAAAAGCAAATAGACTGTATATGCGACTGCAATTGTTGAGCAGTAATCTTTACCAGACCCTTTACCTAACTGTGCAACTACTTCGTTTGCAGTCTGCTTAAATCTTTTTTTACCTTCTTCTTCGCCAAATAGTTTAATCAATGTAGACTCTTTATAAATTTGTGAGCTTTTTTCAATAAGAGTATATTGGTGTTCTGATAATTCTGGAAGTCCTAAATAGTCTGGGTGCCTGACAAATGTCCGTAGATCGACTGGCTTTTCATCAAACTCTTCGCCATCGAGTATATCTATTAAATCATCAAAATTAAGATCCACTTACTTCTTCCTGCAATATAATAGGTTCTACTATTCCAGTTATTTGGGATAATCTTTTAGCAACATCGAGCTTGCACTTAGGACATGTAGCAGTTACTTCTTTTAAAATCTTTATTAATATTTCTTGTTTCTTTTCCGTCTCAGCTATTTGACCCGCAATTTCAGCATTGTCTAAAAGGCCAACTTCTTGCAGCATTCCAATTCTTTTGCCTTCAATATCTGCAATTAATTTTAATGCAGTTGCTTTAACGTTTAATTGACCAGCCTGATCAGCATCCTCTACGGTCTTCCATGCTTCTTTAATAAGCATTGCATAATGTTGATCTGCTCCAGAGATTGCTTCTTTAGCACGTTCTCTAGAAGCAGTATCGTTATGAACTACCTGCTTCCACTCATCAATTAATTCAACTACATCCGCTCTTTTAAATCCAGTTAGGGAGGCAATTTGAGTAGGGTTGTTTCCTTTTAATAATTCAGAAACAACTTTATTCATTCGATCAAAATGATCTGATAATTCAATTTCCATATATACTCATTATATTCTAGTTGACTGAAAATGTCAATTAGATTTGGCTATTTTATATAATATTAAGTACCCAATTAGGTCATCTATATCGTTGTCTCCAGCAAATCCTTGATTATTTTTTACTCTATTTAACTTATCATCAATTCTTACCTTTAATTGTTCTGTTGCATCGGCAACTGAAAATATCCTTATTGGATTTAAAGCTGAGTCTCCATATGATATATTCTTTTCAATTAGCATTTGGGCTATATCAATACAAGATGATAGTATTTTTCCGCCAGACGGCGCTGATAACGAATGCATATACAATTCATCATAGGTAAAGTGTTTACTATCTGCATATACTGGTTTTGGCATTATCTCTTACCTTTCACTAATGGGTCTTGAATCCATTGCACATAACTTCCGTCATTCCAATTTTGACTTCCATATATATGCTTTACTGATTCAAAATGAAAGATCCTCCATCTTTCCCCGCCGTACAAATAAAATCTATTTTCTTTAGCAGCTTGCATATCATTAATTTTTTGATAATCATCAATTAAATTAAATCCATGATTTATATTTAAGGCATTAAGTATACCATGTGACCAGGCAGTCGGTCCAGTATTTTCATGAACAAAATGCTGTTTATTATAGTCTGGATTAGTTAATTTTTGTTTAATATGATCCAATACGGACTTTAAAAATGGATGTCCTGGTGCTGCCGCAAATGTCCATTGACAAAAATCTCTATCATTTTCTGGACAAACTATCATGCTATATTTATTTATCATCCATTTTGAAATAGGTTCGTTACATACTGTGTCTAGATCTGAGTATACTCCGCCGTATTTATATATAATCATGTACCTCCACAAATCGCCACGCATTACGCCTACTGGTACAGAATTAAATATATCTAGCCAATCCTGTCCGTATTCTTTTAATATAAATTCTCTACATTGATTATCGTCCATATATTTATATTCGTAATCTGGATTTAAAGACTTCCAGGTATTTATAGACTCAAGCATGTAAGGCTGTAAATCAACAAATGGGTCTTTATAGGTTTGCCAAATAGTTTTTGGAATAAATTCATTATCAAACTTAGCAACAAATGTTCCTGTTACGGCAAATTCTTTGTGCTCTTTAATTCCTTTAAAGGTTTTTAAAACTCTTTCTGAATCCCAATCTTCTTCTACATGAACTTCATACGGATTTCCATTGATAGCATCTTGGTGATAATGAATAATAGGAATAGATATAATTGCGTATTTGGCATCTTTAGATATTCTATCCCAAACTTTTACTGCATCCTCTTCTGACATATGCTCTAAAATATCTCCAAGTATGACTAAATCATACTCAAAATTTTCTATATCTCTAACATCTTTATGAAATACTTTATCGTATCTATTGTATAAATTAAATTCTTTTATATATGGCTCCCAAACTTCTACGGCATGGACCTGAACATCTTCTGGCAGTGCCGCCCTAATTAAGTTAAGGTACACACCTTGCCCAGCACCAACATCTAGAATAAGTTTTGGATCTATTTCAGATATTTTTTGTTGAGCCCATGGTTTATTTTCTGGATCAGAGTATCCCATTTAGTATCTTCCTGCTTTCTTTTAATTGAAATGTTGATTCAACTTCTTCTATTGTACATATCTTACTTATATTTGGATTAATTGTATATACATTTAATAAATTTTTTTGTCTAAACATAAACCAGTCTAATGGAAGATTAATACCTTTACTAGATAAATCTAACATTCTTTTAGCCCCACCTTTATTTATTATATAACAAGCACATGACCAATCTTGGTAAGATGAGCATATGTTTTTAGATATGTTTAATAATATATTATGTTTATAATCCTGATCTGTTGGTGAGAATATATGCAAGGCATCAAAATCTTCTGGGCATTCTTTAATATAAGTATTTATTTTTTCAAAAAAATTATCATATATGACTATATCATCTTCCATTAAAATTAAATAGTCATAGTCAGAATTAATAAAATTTTTCCATGCTAACCAATTACTAGCCCAAATACCAACTTCCCCATATCTCCAACCCTGCTCATTATGTAAATTATATCCATTTATATTTATATTAAAATCTGGGTGGCTATCTTTAAATTTAACATAGTCATCATATGATGATATTTTAATTGTATCGGTGTCTAATATTTTTATATTTTTAAGCAAAACAGAATGAGAGTTTTCAACCAATTTATTTCTATCATGGTCTCTGGGCAAATGGAAAAGCTTGTATGCTATATTCATCTCTTTTTAATTAATCCAAACTTTTCTAGATATCTCTGTATTGTCATGGCCGAGACATTACATTCTGCAGCAATCTCGGTAACAGTTTTCTTTTGAACAGTGTATCTTCTATATAGCCAAGGATGGCTTTGGTATAATTTCATATAGACATCCAGCCCTCATACTGAGCATCTGGATTATCTATGTGCCACTGATTCATCATTTTGTTTTGAAGACTCCAGTCTATAGTATGTGTTTGCAGTCCGCATTTAGGACACGGCCCTGGACCAAGATCTTTGTACACATGTTCACAATTCATCTTTTAGTTAATACCTGATTAGAATAATGAGCAATGCCAAAGGCATCTGCCACATCAAAATCTGTTAATGATAATTTATATTTTTTATTAAAATAGTCTACAGTTCTTTGTTTACGCATATTTCTCAATTGAGTTTTATACCAAGAGTCTGCGTATCCTGGACTTTTAATTCTAATTGCCTCCTTCTCATCTTTAGTAGGATTTTTATTTCCTATGTATGCCTGCCAAGAACTTGGAGATATTGTTATCACTTTTGCTCCTGTCGACATAAGTTCGGCAATTACAACGCCATAAACATAAGATAATTTTATCACAGCATCAGGTGACCTGACAAGTATGGCACCTTCCACAACAATATAATCTGACTTTAATTGATCTAGCATAGCATGCATTTTATTTTTAGCATCATGTATTTTTTCAAATATGTCTGCTCCAACAAATTCTATTTTACCCCATTTAATAGGCTTATCATTTTCCATCAAACAAAATGCTACAGAGTTGGTGGATGCGTCAATGCCTAATACTTTGTTTGCTTGTGTCTTTACGAGATTAGCCAAGTTCACTTAGTATACTCCATATTGCATTTTTACTATCAATAGCAATTTTCTTTTCACAAGTAGAGCATACTTCGTTTTGATTATATCTACTTAACTTTGTTTTACATTTTTTACATGTCCTTGGAGCACCATTTTTAATAGCTTTCTTTTCATAATACTTTTCCATAATCCTACGATTAGTTGCTATTCTACAACACTCATCTGAACAATACTTTTGGTTATGAGTTTTAGGATTAAAGTTTTTAGCACATTCTGAATTTGAACATTTCATAATTTTGGCACCTTGTACGACTCAATTTGAACTGTACCTAATAATCCAGCGTAGCATTCCTTTTTGACTGGACAGTACGTGCATGGCATTTTAGACTTAGATGCCCCTGATGGACGCATTGGAAGGTCCCCATCTTTAAAGTTATCCCAAACTTCACACATCCATGTAAATGCTTCTTCAATTATCTCAGTATTCCTTTCATTCATTGAAATTGGAATTACTATTAACTCTTGAGTATTTTTATTTTCATATAAAAAGAAACCCTCTTTAGCATTCTTTAATTTCATATAAGTAAGCAACTGAAGTAGGTGATTTGCTGTAGGTTTCATTTCTGCCTGCCGCCCATCCCAAACTTCTTGCTTAGCTGTTTTAATTTCACCAATTACGGTTTCATTATCATATTCCATAATTAAATCTATAAATCCCCTGACAGGGGGGTACTCATTAATTATTTCTTGTTCTTGGTCTTTAAACTCTGGCATAGTGGCAATTAATTTTTGTAATCTTTCGTGTGCCTGAGTACCTTGAGCCATGTTGGCAACAGCCACCGCATCATTATCGTCAATAAACATTGCGCCACTAAATGCCATATACCAATATCTTGGGCAGGTTCCGTGTCCGTATCCAAGGGAGCTAGGACTAAATGACTTTTTTGTCATCTCTCCGTCTGCACGTTTTGTATTTCGATAGGATTCATCTAATAGTTGAGCAAATCTTTCTGGATCAAAATATTTACCTGAATGTTTTTTAAATTTAAGATTTTTAACTATGTCTCTACCCATCAGGAACTATACCTAACTACATATTTTAATGCATCTACAAGCTTATCTATAGACTCTTTTGCTGAATAATAAATGTTCTTTTTGTTATTATTTACTGTTCCCGCTTTATCTTTAGCAATAGTAGAATATACTGATGCCATCATAGAAAATTTAGTAGACATTGCTTGAAGCTCTATAATTAAATAAGGGGCTTTGGCGGATGGAACATCTGGATTCATTAATAATTTTACAACAATGGCTAGTGCCTTATCTAATTGCTCATCGCTCATGTATTCATGAAGATCATTAAACTCTGTAATCGAGTTAATTAGCTCTAATGTATTTTTGTCTTCCACTACTTATCCCTTTTTGTTTTATATGGTCCAAGATCGGCCTTTACAGTACCATCTTTTCTAAGCCTTATAATTCTACCATTTTTAATAATTGTTTTATTAAAGGGTATTTTATTATTTGATCCCATTATTTTTTTCCCAGCTCTCTATTAGTTGTTCCAGCAAAGCCCATTCTATTACTGCAAGCCTAGTTTTTTTATTATCCTGTCCTAAAATTATTTTAAGTACTGGATATTTATCTCTACTTACTTTAAATGTATCTGTGCAAATTTTTGCCCAAATTGATTGAGAAATAGATATTGATTTAGAATATTCTTTGTAGTCAACAACAAAATCTTTCCATTGAGAATCTCCTTTTTGATAAGACCCTCTACCACTATTCTTTTGAGCCTTTGCTTTATCACGTTTTATTTCTGATCTTTCTGACATCAGTTAACCTTAAAGGTATTTGCATGTCCATTAATGCATGTCCAAGACATTATTAATTGAATTGGGTCCCAAAATGTTTCTGTTGAATCTGATTCACATCTAGAACAGGGCTTAGCCCCTCCTATTTTTTCTAATTCTTTTTTAAAAACTTTCTCTGGGAATGGTCCAATAAATTCATTAATATTTGGCATTAATTTCCTCAATTAATTTTTCAACAATTTTTGGATTTTCTTTAAGGTACGCAACTGCTTTTGCACGTCCTTGGAATCTTTCCCCATTGACTGTATACCAAGCTCCACCCTTTTCAACAATTCCGCACATTTCTGCAACGTCAAGAGTTTCTCCGACCCTATCGACCCCAAGTACGTCTCCTTGGTAATAGAAGTCATACTGCCCTGAAAGATTAGGGGGTCCAAGTTTGTTGTAATCAATAATCCAATTAACTGGTCTTCCGACTCTCTGTTCAATAATTTTGTCGCCAACCTTAACGCCCGATTTAATAGCATTTGCTTCAGCCTCTGAGGACCAAAGTTTGATAACAGTTGACGAAAAGAATTTGACGGCCATTCCCCCTGTTGGGATGTGGCTAGCATGCATTGAGCCAAACTGGTTTCTTTGTTGTGAGATAAGAACAAGAAGTGTGTTTTTGTTTGCATAGTTTAGCATTTTGACTGCGTGGGTCATATCCTTTGCTTCAGCGCCGATTTGTTTTGTATCTTGCAAATCTTTCATTTCATTTCCATCTTTTTCAAAATAAATAGCTGGCAGCAAAGCGGATATGGAATCTACTACAATTAAATCTATTTCTGCTTCCATTAATTTTGCTGCTACATCTACCATATCGTTTACTGTTTTTGCTGGAGAGTAAATTAACTTAGATGAATCAACTCCTAATTGTTCTGCCCACTCTGGTGAATATGAATGCTCAGCATCGATCCACGCACAAGTCTTTCCCTCTTTTTGAGCCAATGCAATCATTTGTAAGCAAAAAGAAGATTTTCCAGCAGACTTATTACCCCATACAAGAGCCTGTCTGCCATATCCTAATCCGCCATGCAATGCTAGGTTTAAACCAATACTTGGCGTTTTTTGCTTATGTATTTCAACATCTACTGCTGATTGAACTCTCGCTCTTGTTTTTGGATCTAATTTTGCCAATACGTCATCTATTAAAATTGTCATTATACTCTTTCTTTTACCCTAGTATATCATTAAAATAA